AGTATGGTATTGTTTTTATGGATCGCGCGGTGGTGCGGATGTCCTATGTTGGTAGTCCGCTTGTTTTCCAGTTCGATACGATTTCACGGGGTCTTGGCTGTCTTGAGCCGAACTCGATCATCCAGTACGGTGGGTCGAGTTTCTTTTTGTCTGACGACGGGTTTTACGTCACTAACGGGCAAGAAGTTAAGTCTATTTCCGTAGAAAAGGTCGATAGGTGGTTCTTTTCGCAGGTTGATATTTCTCAACTTGCAACGATGTCGGCTGCTGTAGATCCTCTTAAAAACCTTGTTATTTGGGCTTTTAAGACTGTTAATCAGACGACTGCGCTTCTGATCTACAACTTCAACTTGTCTAAGTGGTCTTATGCCATTGCCAACGTAGACACGATCGCTTCTTCGACTGCCATTACGACAACTTCTTCGTCTGGGCTTACCTTGGAACAATTAGACGCATACGGCAGCTTAGACGCGCTTCCAGCAAGCCTAGACTCATTCGGATACACGGTTACATCTAACTTGCTGACAGGTACTTTAGGCGAAAAGATCGTCGCCTTCTCTGGCTCTGCTTTGACAGCAAACATTGTCACGCCTGATTTAGCCTTAAACGACATGCCTTCAGTGATGACGCTTATTAGACCTGTCGTTGAGGGTGGCTCGTGTTCCGTGCAGGTGAACTCTAGGCGCAGGCTTAACCAACAGACCGACTTTACTGGCGAGACCTACTCGGCCAATACCGATAACCGTATTGGTTTGCGTTCAGCAGGAACTTATCATCGAGTGAAAGCCATACCTACAGGCGTTTGGTCTGCTGCTGTAGGTTTAGATGTAACGCTAACCCCGCAGGGTATGCGATGATCTTCCGTACGCTACCTCCGTTTGGTGGCGATCAAAGAGCCGTTGCTGAGATTGTCCGTGGCATCATGGACGGTAAGACGAATAACACCGGAACGGTAACGCTCAACACAGGCAACGCCACCACAACCACGATCACAGACGCAAGAATAGGGGTAGAAAGCAAGATTATCCTTATCCCTTACTCTGCCAACGCCTATGTAAGCGGATTGCCTTTCGGCTCGTTTTATGACGTTAACGACCAAACGGCTGCGAGCACGACTGCATCGTATGCGGTTACGTTTTCAAACACTGACTTAAGCAACAATGTTTATCTTTCCAACTCCAGTCGAATCAATGTCAGGGCAGCAGGGAAGTACAACCTTCAGTTTTCTGTGCAATTTGCAAACGCTGATACGCAGATCCATGACGCTGACCTATGGTTGAGAAAAAACGGTACAGATCTAGCGAACTCTAATTCTCAGTTCTCGATTCCTAATTCTCACGGTGGCACAGATGGGCATTTGATTGCAGCGTTGAATCTTTTTGTTGATCTTGTGGCCAATGACTACGTTGAGCTTATCTGGGCAGCAGCAAGCACTCAGGTTAGGATTGAATACATAGGGCCACAGTCAAGCCCGACAAGACCGGCTACGCCTTCAGTCATTCTGACTATGCAGCACATATCAGACGGCCCTCTTATTTACGTTTCTAGCGTGACGAATGGCAGCGCAACGATTACGCATTACCCAAACTCGACATCAAGCATGACCTACGGGTATGTGGTGGTTGGATGAATGCAAGATACATCAAACCCGAAGAACTTAGGAAGATTTGGCCGTTCGTTAGGGCAGGACTGGAGGTCATTCTCAAGAAAAGTCCGGAATCATGGATTCCGGAGGACATTTACGCAGACTGTTTTGCGGGACGATCACTTCTTTGGCTCTACTTTGAGGACAATTATCCTTGCGGGTTTGTTGTTCTTCAGCCTATCGGCGATAATTTGCATATTTGGTGCGCTTATGGCAAGGGAGATTTTGATGCAGGCATGGATCATGTTCTCGTTCTTGCGAGAGAAGGTGGCGCAAGGACTATCAGCTTTGACTCGTGGCGTAAAGGCTGGGATCGCAAGGCTAAAGCGTTAGGTTTTCGGCCCCGTAAGTGGGTAAGAGAGGTTTGATATGTCTGGTGGCTCAACAAACACGGTGACGAGGACGGAATTAGATCCGTCTCAAGCCCCTTATGTCCAATATGGCCTATCTGAGGCTCAACGTCTCTACGCTACTGGAGGCCCGCAAGCCTACACAGGCCAAACCTATATTGGCCCATCCCAACAAACGCAGGCTGCGCTCTCTGCTATGCAGACAAGGGCTATGCAAGGCAATCCACTTGTACCTTTAGCGCAACAACAGTTGGCAAGTCAGATCGGTGGTGGTCAGGCGACGACACTTCAGGGTCAATTTAACCCTGTCTTGCAGAACACACTAAGCGGCAGCTTCCTTGGGCCTAATCCTTACCTAACTCAAGCGCTACAACCAGGGTTTACGCAGGCTACGCAGTCTTATCAAGACGCTATCAACCAGATGCGTTCTAAGGCCTCTGCTTCTGGCCGATATGGGACGAACGAAGCCCTTATGAGCCAGGAAGCAAGGGCTCAGGGTGCGTTAGCAAATGCGTTAACCAGTCAGGCAGGGCAACTTGCTTATCAGAACTACGGAGACGAGCGAGCAAGGCAGATGTCTGCGCTTGGATTAGGCGCGAACCTCTACGAACAAGAGCGAGCAAGGCAACAGGCTGCGATTGGTGCTGCACCAGGCATGGCAGCACAGGACTACACGGATATTGCGCAACTCGCGCAAGTTGGTCAGACAGCGGAGCAGTACCAACAAGCGGCACTTGCAGACGCGATCCAGAAGTTCAACTACCAACAGCAACAGCCTTACTCAAACTTACAGAGTTTCTTGAGTTCTGCTTACGGTGCTCCTATGGGTCAGCAAACTATCCAGCCGACTTACTCTAACCCGCTTGCTGGCGCACTTGGTGGCGCCCTTACTGGGGCAAAGCTAGGTAGCATGGTTCCTGGTTTGGGCACAGGTATTGGTGCTGCTGCTGGCGGCCTGCTTGGTTTGCTTGGGAGATAACAGTGTCAACTAGTAACTTCCTTGGCGGTGTGTTTGGTCAGATGCCTTCCTATATGGGAGGTTTATTGGGCGCAGATGAACAGGAAAAACTAAGGCAACAAGCGCAAGACCAAGGGTTGTTAAACCTCGGCCTTACCTTGCTTGCAGGATCAGGAAGAAGCCCGGTTCGCAGGTCTACAGGCGAACTTGTAGCCCAAGGTTTACAGGCTGGACAGCAAGCCTACCGCGGTGCAATGCAGCAAGCGGTGCAGGACAAGATGATTGGTATGCAGTTGGAAGAGGCTGCAAAGAAACGCAAGCAAGAAGAAATATTTAACCGGTTGCTACAACCACCAACGGCTGCGCAAACAACCGATATGGCCGGTAGAGCGATGGGCACTACAGGCCCAACCGCTGAGGCTGCGTCTAGGTTTGAGCAGGCAAAACAAGCAGCAACCCCATTTGGAGAGCTAACTCCTGAGCAACGCATGATTGCTGCTGCAATGGGTAGGGAAGGTGGTCTTAAATTCCTTTCGGAACAGTTAAAACAGGAATACTCGACAACGCCTTCAACGGTAATGATTGGCGGAAGGCCAACGCTTGTCCAATTTAGCAAGACAGGCGCAATGAAGGTTGTTAACGCCTCTCCACTGCCTAACGAAGAGCAGATTAATGTAGGAGACGAGATTAGATTCAGGGATAAAAACACGGGTGTTGTTACAGGATCGGTCAAGCTAAATATCGGCCCCGCTGAAGCTAAAAGAATCATGCTCGATGAAGCAAGGCTTAGGATTGACCAACAAAAACTTGCTTACGAAGGTCAGCGTTTAGGCATGGAAGGCCAGAGACTTAACCTTGCAAACATTGAGTCTCAGCGCGGCGCATATAAGGTTGTTGATACTCCTGAAGGGCAAGTGTACGTTCCGGTTATCCCTGGAATGCCAACAATACCAGTGCAAGGCGCAGGCGGCCAACCTGTTATGGGTGCAGCTAGCAAATTACCAGAGGCGCAGCAAAAACAAGTTATTGGCGCGCAAAACACTGTAAACGCTATCAAGGAGTTTAGAGATTCGCTCTCTTCGTTTAAGACTACAGACGCGATGAACCCCGCTAAACGCGCGGACATCCAGGCTAAGTATCGAAACATGCAATTGCAGGCTAAAGAAGCCTATAACCTTGGTGTTCTTAACGGGCCTGACTTAACAATCATTGAACAGTTGGTTATGGATCCAACGACCGTGACGGGTGTGTTTACAGGCAAAAAAGCGATTGATAAACAAGCATCTGAACTGTCACGCATCATTACCGACATGGGTAATGTCGCGGCAGGAAGGCCAAAAGAAGTAACTGGAGCCACAAAAACAGAACCGGCTGCTGAGGCTCCGAAAGCAGTAAGCGCTCCTGTCGATCTTGTTAAGGCAGCGCAAGAAGAACTTGCCAAGAGATTAAAACCGCGAGGCCAATAATGGACTTAAGCAAATTATCAGACAAAGACTTAGAAGCGATTGCTTCTGGTGATATGTCTAAAGTGTCTGATGAAGGCTTGCGAGCTATTGTTGCTGCTGGACGAGTTCAATCGGTTAGAAAACCTATTGACGAGATGCTTGCTAAAGCAGAAGCGAAACCAGAAGTTTCTCCTGGTGGCGTTGCAAGACAATTAGGGTTAACTGCTCGTGCTGCTGTAAGTGGTTTAACTGCGCTTCCTACAATGCTAGCTGACCCTATAACGGGTCTCGTTAATATGGTCGCTGGCAAACAAGTTGCCGCACCTCCTAGCCAAACAGTGCAGGACTTGTTAAACAGGATTCTTCCTCAACCGCAAACAGCACAAGAGCGTATTACTCAAGACGTCGCTTCTGCCCTTGTTGGTACTGGCGGCGCAGTGCAAGCGGCAAAAGGCTTGCAAAGGGTAGCAACCAGTCCGGTAACGCGAGAGGTTGCTGCAACTCTAGCAAGAGACCCAAGAGCGCAGGGTATTGCTGCATTAACAGGCGCGGGAGCGTCTGGTTTGGCAAGAGAAGAAGGGTTGCCTCCTATTGCTCAAGCAGGATTGGGTATTGTTGGGTCTATGGCTCCGTCTGGCGCTCCTGCTGCGGCTAGAGCAGGCGCTCAGGTAGTAAAAGCAGCGGTTCAGCCATTTACCGAGCAAGGAAGGCAAGTCATTGTCGGTAACGTCTTAAATAGGTTTGCAACGATCCCTGAGACGGCAGCAGCAAGGATGCAAAATGCTCCTGAGTACATTCCTGGGTCAATGCCAACTATGGCTGAGGCTGCGAGAGACCCAGGGTTGTTAGGCTTGCAAACTCCTGTGGCTAAGATTCTTGACGTTCAGAACCTTTTAGGTCAGCGCGTAGCGCAGCAGAACCTTGCCAGGTCGCAAGCGTTTACTCGTGAGGCTGGAGAAGGGCAAGAATATATTGACCTTCTTAAAGGGATGAGAGCATCTTCGACAAAGCCTATGCGCGAAGAGGCGTTCTTAGCGCAAAAAGAGTTTGGCCCTATGTCTTACGACGCGCTAAACCCTGTACGCAGCGCAATAACTTCAGTGACCCGCGGAGAGACTGGTGGTTCTAAGCCTGTACGCGATGCCATGAAGTTTGTGCAAAGTCTGATTAAAGACGTAGAAGAAGCGCCATTAACACCTCAAAGGGCTTACGGGATTCGCAAGGACATCAACTCAGCTATTGAAGGAAAGTTTGATAAAGAGGACTTTAGGCTAAGGCTTGCTGCTGGAGAGTTGGCTCAGATCAGGGGTGTTCTTGATGACGTTATTGAACGAAGCGCTCCTGGCTTCAAATCCTATTTAGCGGAATACAGAAGCCAATCAGTGCCAATAAGCCAGGCTGAACTTTTGCAAGACATTGGCAGAAGATCAACGGTTGCTGCTCCAGATATTACTAGCGGCCCGTCTGCTATTCCGATTTTCAGTCAAGCTAAGTTGCGTAGCCAACTCGTTAACAGAGCGCAAGAGATCAACAGGACGCTTAATCAGAGTCAGGCAACCATGCTCGACAATCTTATTAAAGACTTGGATAGGACTGCATCGTTAACGTCTGCGGTTGCCCAAAGGCCAGGGTCGGATACCTTCAAGAACTTCTCGACTGCAAATCTGATTGGATCTATGTTTTCTGATGTGCTTGCAGATACAGCTACGGTTAAGTCTCTAGCCTTACCACTGAACTTTTTATACAAAATCCCTGATGAAAAAGTCAGTCAGCTTTTAGTCGAGGCAATGCTAGACCCGAAATTAGCTTCGCTAATGATGCAGAAAGCATCTAAAATGACGGTAGAGCCTGTTTCTAAGGCATTACGGAAGAAAGCTGAGAATCTAGGCTTTGCACCGTTGATTTCTGGGATGCAAGCGGAGTAATCATGGCAAAGACAAAGATCTCTGAGTTTTCCTCAACTCCAGGCAATAACACCGACATAGACGGTATTGACATTGCCGAGGGTTGTGCGCCTAGTAACATCAACAATGCTATACGGGAGTTGATGAGTCAGCTTAAGAATCAACAAGCTGGGCTCGATGGCGACACGTTTACCTCTTCTGACGTTCTTACAATCCAAGGAGTAGCGGCTAATGCAGGCCGCATTCGACTAGGCGAGGACAGCGACAACGGAACAAGCTACACAGAGTTACGCGCTGCCGCTTCATTAGCCTCTAATGTCACATTCGTACTTCCCTCTGCTGATGGCGCTGCTAGTTCGATTGTGCAAACGGATGGGTCTGGTAATTTATCGTTCCAATCCTCTACCGGAACAGGTAATGTTGTAAGGGCATCTTCCCCGACACTAACAACGCCAGACCTTGGCACTCCTTCTGCTGTCAATCTAACTAACGCCACGGGCCTCCCGACTTCTGGCATAACCGGATTGGGTACGGGTGTAGCTACAGCTTTAGCTAACAACGTAGGCTCTTCTGGAGCCTTTACAACGTTTAACGGCGCGATGGGAACACCATCGAGCATTACCCTCACCAATGCTTCAGGAATGCCCCTGTCAGGCGTTACGGGGCTAGGCACTAACGTAGCAACTGCTCTGGGCATATCAGTAGGTTCTGCTGGCGCATTTGTCACGACATCGGGGTCTGGTGCGACAGGCACTTGGAATATCGACATCCTTGGTAATGCGGGGACGGTTACCAACGGTGTCGTTACGACAGGATCTTATGCAAATCCTTCTTGGATAACTTCTCTAGCCGCGTCTAAGTTGACGGGTTCTATTCCTATTTCAGCGGGTGGTACAGGTCAGTCTGACAAGACATCAGCGTTTGACGCATTAGCCCCGTCAACAACAAAGGGCGATGTCATTGCTCACACAGGAACAGACAATGTTCGTGTTCCGGTAGGTGCAGACGGTCAGGTTCTTATAGCTGACTCAACACAAACCACAGGCGTTAAGTGGGGCTCTGTTACTGGTGTCGGTACAGTCACTTCTGTTGGTATCTCTCCCCCTGCATTCTTAACAGCGGGTTCTGCGGTAACGAGTTCAGGAAATATCTCGCTTACCTATTCAGGTACGGCCATCCCGATCACTTCCGGGGGTACAGGGTTAACTGCTTTAGGAACGGCTGGACAGGTTCTCAGGGTTAACTCTGGCGGGACAGCATTAGAGTACGGTGCGGCTGTAGGTGTTGGTGATGTAGTTGGCCCTGCAAGCTCTGTTAGTAATGAGATTGCATTGTTTGACGGGACTACCGGAAAAACAATCAAGGCAGCAACGACCACAGGCGTATTAAAAGCTACATCCGGTGTGCTTAGTGCTGCGGTTGCCGGTACGGATTACTTAGCTCCAGGTGGTGCGTTAGGCACTCCATCTTCAGCCAATCTATCTAACGCTACCAATTACAGCGTCACCAACCTTGCAAACCTTGGTACTGGGATTGCTACAGCACTTGGTCAGTCGGTAGGAACGTCGGGGGCCCCTGTACTTTTTAACGGGGCACTAGGAACGCCTAGTTCAGGAACGTTAACCAACGCCACAGGGCTACCAATAAGCACAGGTGTCTCAGGTTTAGGTACTGGCGTTGCGACTGCCCTTGGTTTAACAGTAGGGACGACTGGTGGTGTTGTTGCTTATGACGGCGATCTTGGAACGCCTTCAGCCGCAACCCTCACAAATGCAACGGGCTTACCTCTTTCGTCTGGCATCACGGGGACTCTAGGGGTCTCTAATGGTGGCACAGGCTTAACGGCTATTGGTACTGCTAATCAGTATCTCAAGGTTAACTCAGGTGCTACTGCGCTTGAGTTTGCAACCTTAACGGCAGGCGATGCTTCCGGCCCTGGTAGCGCTACCGATAATGCAATTGCTCGATTCGATGGTACGACTGGGAAGCTGATTCAGAACTCGACTGCAACGCTTTCTGATATTGGCCAGGCTGCATTCGTTGGGTATGCACGAGTCACTGCTAATACAGGTGCGGGGACATCCGGTTATCTTGAGTTGCAATCGACTGACTCCGGATCTGGAACTAAGACGCTGAGGATTGAGCCGAGTGCCGCTGCAACGACATCTACTCAAACCTACGTATTCCCAACTGATTATGGGACTGGCGGTCAGTTTTTAAGTACAGACGGATCGGGAAATTTAAGTTGGGCTACTGCAAGCGGTGGTGGTAGCGGTGGCCCAATACTAGAGTCTCAGATTACAATCGGGCAGAACGTCACGATTTCATCAAACACCAACGGGTTATCTGTGTCTCCCGTCACGGTTTCGGCAGGTTATTCTGTAACTGTAGGCACAGGCCAAGCCTGGATGATTTTAGGGTGATTTATGAGCAAGATTAAACTTCAAGGCAATGCAAGCGGGACGGGAACGACAACGCTTCAGTCTGCCAACACTTCATCTAACACGACGTTCACGCTTCCTGGTACGGATGGTACGACAGGCCAAGCCTTAGTTACCGACGGTTCTGGGTCGCTAAGTTTTAGTTCTGTAGGCTCAGGAACGGTAACGACGGTTTCGGTTGTTTCGGCTAACGGCCTAGCCGGATCAGTTGCAAACGCAAGCACGACTCCAGCGATTACGCTTTCCACCTCGATTACAGGCGTACTCAAGGGTAACGGCACAGCAGTCTCTGCTGCAACAGCAGGAACGGATTACGTTGCTCCAAGCGGTGCTTTAGGTACACCATCTTCTGGAACGCTATCTAGTTGTACGGTAGATGGTACAAATAAGGTTGGTTATATCGGTGCGCCACAAAGCACAAACACGACCGTTGCGGCAAGTGATGCAGGCAAGCACATTTACTTCACAGGTGGGTCAACTGCAACGCTTACGGTAAATACGAACTCCACAACTGCTATTGACGTTGGGACAGTGATTCTTGTGGTCAATAACAACTCTGGAAATCTGACGATCTCTGGTGCTGGCGTTACGTTCCAGCTTGCAAATGGTTCTACGGGTAACAGGACGGTAGCGACAAAAGGGATGGCGACGATGTTAAAGGTTGCAACCGATACTTGGTATGTTTCTGGAGCGGGGGTAACCTGATGGCTGGCGCACTTACAGCAGCAATTGCAGCGGCGTTTGCAGGTAGTGCCGCTCCATCAAGCGACCAGTACTTTGAATACACCACGCTACTGCTTCCTGGCAACGGTACGAATGGCGCACAGAACAATTTATTCTTAGACAGTGGTACGGCTGGCGATGCGGTATTTACGGCTAGCATTTCCGGAACAACAATGACGGTTAGTGCTGTAACGTCAGGAACGATTTATGTTGGTTGTTTGATTACTGGTACAGGCGTAACAGCCAACACAACCATTACCGCATTTGGTACAGGCTCGGGCGGGGTGGGAACTTACACAGTCAGTCAATCTCAAACAGTTGTTAGCACAACCATCACATCCGATGGTTTCCCCATCACCCGCAACGGAAACACGACACAGGGTACGTTTAGCCCGTTCTCACAGACTGGGTGGGGGAATTATTTAAGCGGAAGTTCGCAGTATTTGACGGTGGCAGATAGTACAGATTTTGACCTGACAAGCGATTACACAATTGAGCTATGGTTTTATCCAAATGTCACAGGCGGCCTTCAACGACTGTTTATGATTGGGGATTACAGAGCCACATACAATGGTATTGATCTCTATGTCAACGCAAGCAATCAAGTCGTATTCTACTCAAATGGCGCTTCAATTATTACTGGTGGAACTGTAACTAATTTTCAGTGGAACCATGTAGCTTTAGTTAGGAACGGAGGCGGCGCAAATAATACTACGTTGTATATAAATGGAACGTCCGTAGGCCAAGCAACAAATACGACATCATTTACAGGGGTAGCCGCTAATGGTGTAAGCATCGGCCTTGAATATTCTGGAGCAGGAACCTCAGTTACTACAGCAATGTATGTATCTAATGCTCGTTTGGTAAAAGGCACTCCTGTATACACATCTAATTTCACACCGCCAACGTCTCCGCTGACGGCAATAACTAATACCGTACTTTTAACATGCCAAAGCAATCGGTTTATTGATACAAACACGCAGGTAGCAGCAAAAACAATCACAGCCAACGGCTCCCCAACCGTAGTCGCCTTCTCCCCATTCAACCCCACTGCAAGCTGGTCTGCTGCAACTTATGGTGGGAGTGGGTATTTTGATGGTAGTGGGGATTATTTGACCGGCCCAACAAATACAGCAACAGCGTTTAATTTAACTGGTGATTTCACAATTGAAAGTTGGTGTTATTTTAGTTCTGTTTCTACAGCTTTTGCTGGCATCTTGAGTTACGCTGACTCCAGCGGATTTAATGGCTGGGAACTTATTAATAACGCAGGAACTGTTTATTTCAGATTTTTAACAGGGTCTGCTGGTGCTGGGCAAGTTACAGCAAGTAGCTCCATAACGACAAATCAGTGGTATCACATAGCTGTATCTAGATCAGGCTCAACAATAACATTGTATATAAACGGTTATAGCGTCGGAACTGTAACATATTCTAGTTCGCAGTCCAGTTCTTCGTCATTTATAAAAGTTGCGGCTGATAGGATTGGCTCAACATTGTCAACTGGATATTTATCAAACATTAGAGTGGTAAACGGAACCGCCTTCTATACAAGCAACTTTACCCCACCAACCGCACCACTCACCGCTATCGCCAACACCAGCCTCCTCCTCAACTTCACCAACGCTGGTGTCTACGATGCCACAAGTAAGAATGACTTGGAGACGGTGGGGAATGCTCAGATAAGTACGACACAGAGCAAGTGGGGTGGTAGTAGTATGTACTTTGATGGGGCAGGAGATTATTTAAATTTTCCTAGTTCACAACTGTTTGGTTTAGGAACCGGCGATTTCACTATTGAGTTTTGGTTATATCTAAACACCGTAAGTGGAACACAAAATCTGTGCGATTTTAGAAACGCCACGGCCACAGAAGTTGCCATTACACTTTATATGAATTTAGCCTCTCCGCGACTGTATGTAAATGGCGCGGACAGAATTACCGGAGGAAATTTAATTACTGGTCAGTGGTATTACATTGCATTAACCCGTTCTAGTACATCAACAAAGTTTTTTGTAGATGGAACTCAGTCTGGGTCTACTTACTCAGACTCCAATAATTATTTAACCCCAAGACCTTTAAGAATCGGAACGACTAATGATGGAACGCCACAGTTTCCACTTAACGCTTATATTCAAGATTTTAGAATTACCAAAGGCTACGCTCGCTACACCTCCAACTTCACTGCACCAACAGCAGCGTTTCCAACTTTATAGAGGTAGACCATGCAATACTGGACAAAGAACGGGTCTATCCCAAGCACTGAAACAGATGGTACTGAAGGCTGGCAACAGGCTCCTTCGCCTCCGACAGACGTTCCTGCTGACAAAGAGTTGGTATGGCTAAACTGGGAATGGCTGATACGTGACCCTAAGCCAGCGGACAGGGCAGGATGGCAGTGGAACTGGCAGCACGAAGGCAAGACTTGGGTTGAGAGTCCGTGGGGTAATGTGGAAGTTGTGGAGGTTGTCCAGACCATGCAAGTTGAATCGTTTGCTACAGATCAGATTGTGAATCTAACAACATCTCAGGTGATGTAATGGCTAACACCATCAACGCCACGTCAGGCGTAGGCATAGTCTCTACGGCTGACAACACCAACATCCTTACGCTACAGACCAACGGCACTAACGGTCTTACGATAGACGCTAGCCAAAACGTATCGTTTGCCAATCAGTTATCGCTTGGCGTTAGCGGTACAACGATGCAGTTAAAACTGTCTGCCGCAGCAGAGACGGTAACAATTGCAGCAACAGCCGCCACGGGTACGGTTAACTTTGACGTATCTACGCAGTCCATTCTGTACTACACCAGTAACGCCGGGCCTACAAATTGGACGTTGAACATTCGTGGGTCTAGCTCGGTGACGCTTAACAGCATCATGGCTACAGGCCAGAGCGTAACGGTGACTCACCTAGTAACGCAAGGCAGTACGGCTTACTACAACTCAGCCCTAACGGTAGACGGTAGTAGCGTTACGCCTAAGTGGTCAGGCGGTTCTGCGCCTAGCGCTGGAAACGCCAATAGCGTAGACGTTTACACCTACACGCTTATCAAGACGGGTAGCGGTTCGTTCACGGTCTTTGCAAGCCAAACGCGGTACGCATAATGCCTATCTTGTCTGCATTCGGTGCTGCTAAAGCAATAGGTGTTGCAGGCAATCCGCCTGTACAGAACTACTCCTATGATTTTAATAGTGGGGTTGTTACCTATCCAACCAGTTCATCGTTTGCAATAGGATCAACAACAGACTTTTCAATTGAGTGTTTTGTTTACTTAGACGCTGCTCCTGCTATATCGGCTCCAGTACTAGACTTTGGATTCTCAACGACGCTAGGCACTACATACAATTTGAGATGTCAGTTTTACATTGATTCAAATAGACGCTTAGTTTTTGTTAGAAATTTGAATACTTCAATACAAACTGTTAGCGGCACAAACCCTCAGATTTCTTTGTCAACTTGGACTTACATTGCTTGTTCGCGTATGTCAGGTACGTTAAAGATGTTTGTAGGAACGAGTCAAGTGGCGTCTACTTTAGTTAGCGGAACAATACAAACTGCCGCCGCGCCGCCAACAATTGGCAATGGCTCCGTGCAAACAAGCAGATATATTGACGGCAAGATCAGTAACTTAAGATTTAACGTAGGTTCTGGATTTACGTCAGCAACCATACCAACTCAGCCATTGACCGCAGGTGCTACGACAAAAATCTTGACTTGCCAGTCATCTACAGTGAAAGACGATAGCGTTGCTAACGGTGGTGGGCCTTGGACGCTTACCAACTCAGGGGTTCTTGTCTCAACTTCTAGCCCATTCTAATCATGACTCCTGAACAAAAGTCAGACGTAATCGTAGAAGCAGCTAAGGCTGCTCCTCCTGTCGTTATCACAACAGCGGTTACAGTAGGTGGTCTGACTTTGAATGAATGGGTTGCTATTGCTACCTTGCTCTACATTGTGTTACAGTCCGGCTGGCTTGTCTGGAAATGGTTCCATGCCATAAAAGATAAGAAGAATGAAGCACAATCTTCCGATAGTTAAAGTAGTTTGGGAAGATGCCTGCCACGACACTCTTGGGTGGGGTGATAGCCCAGAGAAAGCCAGGGAGTTTCAAGTCCCGCTTGTTGTCTCTATAGGCTTTTTATTAGCAGAGACCAAGCAGGGCGTGAAAATTTGTCAGTCATTGACTGACGACGCAATTGCTCAGTCTTTGGTGATTCCGCGAAAGATGATCCAGAGCATAGAGCGCGGAGCTTGGCGTGAGAAAAAAGTCAGAAGATGAGGATTTCATCGCAGTCTGGAAAGAACTAGGAAGCCCAACGAAGATTTCAGATCGCATAGGTCTTACGCTTCGCAATGTGTACGAGCGACGAAGGGCGATCGAGAAGAAATACAACATCCTTCTACCCACAAAAGACGCTCGTTTTACCTTGCCAGAGAATCGTAGGCGAGCAACGCTAGAGGCCGAAGGTTATGTGATCGTATTCTCTGACGCTCACTTCATGCCTGGTGAGCCATCAGCGGGGTTTAACGCTCTCTTAAAACTCATCAAGACTCTAAAGCCCAGAGCGATTATCGCAAACGGAGATATTCTTGACGGGGGAACTATCTCCAAGTACGGCCCTATGGATTGGGAGCCAGTCACAAGCCTACGGGATGAACTCGAAGCGGTTCAGTGGCATATGGATCAGATCGTCAAGGCTTGTAAGGGTTTAGGAACTTTCTTACATAGAACCACAGGCAACCATGACATACGATTTGACAAAAGATTAGCCGGATCTGTTCCTGAGTTCAAAGGCATTCAAGGTACGACGCTTAAAGATCATTTACCGGAGTGGTCTGTAAGTTGGTCAGTCATGGTCAATGACATTTGCATGATTAAGCATAGACTTCAACATTCAGGTATCCACTCAGGCTACAACAACACCCTAAAAGCAGGCATCTCTACGGTCTCAGGGCATACCCATCTCTTAGAGGTAAAAGGTTGGGGAGACTATCGAGGGCGTCGATACGGTATTTCTACAGGGATGTTGGCCGATCCTGACGGCAATCAGTTCAATTACATTGAGGACAATCCTGTTCCCTGGTGCTCAGGCTTTGCTGTCTTATGTTTCAGAGATGGTCTACTCTTACCTCCAGAACTCGTTGAGGTTATCGAGGGAACAGCGTATTTCCGAGGAGCAGCAGTTGGCTAACTTTGAACAAGCGTTTGACAAGATGATGGAGGACGAAGGAGGTTACGTCCTTCATGAAGTACAGGGAGATCGAGGCGGTCAGACCTACGCGGGTATTGCTCGCAAGATGCACCCCAAATGGGAAGGATGGAATCACATCGACTACCAGGAAACACCTCCAACACAGTTAGTCCGAGACTTCTATAAAGAGAACTTCTGGAACAAGATCAAAGGCGATGACTTAACGCATGACGTTATAGCCTCGTCTCTCTTTAACTTTGCTGTCAATGCTGGCGTTCCCGTATCCATCAAACTTGCCCAGATATGCGTTAAAACGGCCCCAGACGGCGTTATCGGCCCCAAGACCATATCAGCACTCAACCAAGCCAATCCAGAGCTATTCGTGGCTTATTACGCGCTAGCAAAGATTGCTAGGTATCGTGACATTGTTTTGCGTGATCGCAGCCAACTTAAGTTTCTTCTTGGTTGGGTTTCTAGGACGCTCAAGCTATGAACCTGCTCGGAATCTCTTCCATCGTTGATTCGGTCGGTAAGGTTATCGGAGACCTGCATACATCCGACAAAGAACGCATGGAGCTTGAGCTTGAGGCCAAGCGTATCGACCAAGCGATAGACCTCGGTCAAATGGAAGTCAATAAAGTCGAGGCTGCTAACCAGAATATGTTTGTTTCCGGTTGGCGACCTGCTATCGGTTGGGTTGGTGCTGGCGCGATGTTCTATCAGTTCCTTGCTTACCCGTTACTGGTCTGGGCGTGGACTTGGATGCAAGCAGAACAGATTGTCCCGCAGGAAGTAAAGCCACCTCCCATGCTGGACACAGATGCTCTATGGGTTATTTTGAGCGGTATGTTGGGGATCGCTGGGATGAGGAGTTTTGAGAAGAGCCGCGGTGTTGCGCGGTAACTTCATCTCGCACCATTTGCCCTATCTTGTCACCGTGTATCTTTTCGATCTTCTCGATGATCGGAAGTCGTTTGCTTTTAGCTAACTTTAAGATCATCTTTGCCCAGTCCTGAACGACAAACGGCAACGCTTGGTTATACGCTGCCGTTATCTCCTCCACGTCTGACGACTTAACTTGCTTGATAAGGTTGATCCACGATGCCACGGATCGACCACTCCCGAAAAGCCTTATGTTTTGCCATTGTGTCTGGGCACTCGGTTGATGGTGGAATCCACCCTCGTTCCCTCCAGATTTCCTCGACGGGTCTGAACTTTTCTGTCCTCGTCTGATTCTCGATTAACTCTTTCCAGTTGCTCATAATAAGCCTTTCGGGAACGGATAGACCGCATCCTCGTGAGGAGTTCCTGGCCGTGGTGCATTGAAGAACCTCCGTTTTTCCAACTCTGTAGGCTTCCAGAATGCTTCAGGAGCCTCAGACTTGATGATGTGAATGATCCTCTCAAGTACAGGAGAGTCATCCGAAATGTTTGCAGGACGCTTTGCAAACGCTTTTTTCAACATAGTTTGGTGGTGTACGCTTAACATATCAAAATGGAACCGAATCGTCGTCATCGACTTTGGTTGATCTTACTTCCCCGTCTTTCTGCTGGAACTTTAAGCCCAGATACTTCCCGTCGGAACCCTCGTTAACCCATCCTGAGATCCAAAACTCGACCCCGTTTATCATTGCTGAACCTCGGTAGTCTGGGTGCACATCTTTTTCTTTCTTCTTGTTCTTGCTGATTGATCCTGTTAGTTCTTTTGGCATAACGACAACTCCATTTGATTAACTTCATTGAGAAAGGAAACCAGATCAGCCTCGATCTTGGTTAGCTCTTCCGGTTTTGGCTCGTAACGTACGACAAATAGTTGAAGATGTTCAGGAAGTCTTGGGTCAAACGAAACAAAGTCGCACCAAGTTCTACCTGTCACGAGCATTTGAGTAAGCATTTGTGGCTTGTATTTTGTGGGAACCTCCTTTGCTAGTAAGTAATCGACATGGGTGTTTGAGTTAGGGCACTTGATCTCGATCAGCCCCGACCCTGCAAAGCCATCAGGACTCGCCCCAAGCCACTTTATCGACTTGTGAACATGAAACCCTGTCTGCTCGACAAAATGGCCTGTGTGGATTTCGTATGCTGCTCTGGCAACAGGTTCTTGTTCTGTACCCCATTGCATAGCTGCATTCGTGAATGAATCGCTTTGCAGTCCCGTCAAACGCTCTGTGACGAGTTGAATCTGGTAGTTCCTACGTGTAGCCGTACCAGGTTTCGCAAGCGCGTCTGAAGCTCTGCTAGCGGTTAGGTGGCCTAGTCTTGCCTTGTGCCAATCATCAGTTCTTTGTTCCATGTTGCACCTTTAATATCCCTCGTTCAATCATTGCTTGCATTGTGTTTATGTATGCCTGGTTCCAGAAGTCTCGACGTTCCTCACGAGACATTTCTTTCCCTTGATCTAAGTATGCGTGGCATTTGAAACACAAAGATGCTACTAAAGCATCAGAGACTTTGATGCCCATGCCTTTGCCTTGATTTCTATGGGCTGCGACTACAGTCCCATCCTCACAAAAACATGCACCGCAAGGCATATTTCTACAAGCCTCAAGCAACTTTTTGTTGGTGTACATTGATCTTCCTCAAGTCAAGTTCAGCGTCCTTCATCTCGTCTGTCCAGACTAAGCCCTTCTCGATTGCGTACTGGAGTAACTGCTCTACTAAGTCCGAGAACTCAGACACGGTAAGCGAAGCAGTCGAAGGCTCGATCTCTTTGACTTGTCCTCCAGGAAGTTCAACAACACGAGACGGAAGAAACCTCGTTTTAGCCCACTCATGCCAGATGTCTTGTGTGTATTGCTGGCCCATTAACTGTTCAGCACAAGCTGTCAGGATCGACCAATAAAACCGATTCTGAGCCGCTGTGCGGGGAGGTTTGGAGATAGTTACCATGTAGCCTAGTTCAGTGGCTTCTATGGCCTCTATGACCCTCCTGCGGTCAGTTTCAGTTGTCAGTATTGATCTCATTTCGTAAGTACCAGTTGTAGTTAGCTCGGAAGGCTCGTCTCTCGAAGTCAGTGAACTTATCGTGACGCTCTGAGTACATGGCATTGACCATGCGTCTCTTGAACTCTTTGCTGTCAACGTCAAGCCACATCAGATAATTGTCGAGCCCAGACTCGTGGAGGTCTCCGAATAGGAACCTAAGTGCGGTAATCGTGTCGTCTGTCGGCCTAGTTTTATAGGGTGCTTTGCAGGCATCATCGACTGCTAGTTGGATGACAGACCAGAGCAGTTTCTTGCAACGCTCTGTCTGAATCGAGTCCAGCAGTCCTTCTTCAAATGTGTTCAGGTTCATTTTCTTTTGTAGTAGTAAGCCCAGGCTTGCCTGTAGAGTTTTTCTTTCGTTACCAACTTACGAGCCTCCAGAGCGCGGATCATCTTTAGGGCGTTTTGTGATGTGCAGCCGAATTTGTTTGCAAGATCGTTTAGAGACATCCAGTCGTTGAGCGCGGTTAGATAAGCCGTTTGTGTTGGCGTTAGCGGTTTAGACTTGTTAAGCATTAACCGGCCAAACTTCTCCACCGACTTCAGGAACTCATCTCGGTGTGAGATGAGAACCCCTGATTGCTTGGCAATAGAGAGAATCTGACTCATTTAATCTCCGTCAGTTCTTTCTTGCGCTGTTCCTTGGCTGCGTCTATTTGCTTGATGGACTCAGGATCGTTCTTAAAGACCTTGTACGCACTCGTGAATGCTGCCTTCAAGTCGTCAACTGTTTTGGCCTCTGAGAGCGTTTTTATGTGGTCGTCTACGGAAGGCTTATCTTCATCTGGCAGATCCTCTCCAGCGTAGATATAAAGCCCGATACCGTGTAGCGAGATAGCTTTAGCTAGGCAACGCTGCATAGCAGTGTTGACTTGGAAAGCATCTGGCCCAGAGATCGCTTTGTTACGGTGATCCATGACGGGTAGTTGTGCAGTGCGAGATACACCAAATGCTTTGACTTCACAAAACACCATCACGGTGTCGCCCCACATCTGATGTGGTTTGTACTCCCATGTAGCGGTAGGATCGTGTTGTAACAATGTATCCACGGCCCAAGCCCACGAGAGGTAAGAGAGTCCGTTTTTCTTCTCGACCTTCTCGGTTACGTTGATCTTTCTAAGTTCGTTGAATTTCATGTTTGGCTCCTTTACTTTATGAACAGGTAGAGCAGTGTTCCGTAGCAAATCCCCAATAGCGCGCATAGTGCCCAATCACTCCTCGTTATCTTGTACTTCGTCAAGTTCGTACTCCTGTTGTTCCAACTGTTGTTGGTAGTCATTCTGTTCCCTCTCTCTGTCGTATTCGTAAAGTTTTCTGTCTAACCAAGCATCGTAGTCAACGCTCATACAGCCTCCAGGTATTTGTTAAGTTCGTCTCTAAGTTGCGTTACTTGTTCTTTGTTGAGATGTATAGCTGCGTGTGCTTTCATATGCCAGATAGAAATCCAAATGTCTTGCTCGTAGTCACTGATACATAACTTCTCGTAATCTGCTGTTTTGATCTGTACGTCCATGCTTGCTCCTTGTTTCGATGGAGTAATCTTAGGCTTATCAACCCCATAAGACTGTCATCGTGACGACAATCTCTGCCGCTGATACCAAAAAGAAACGCCGTTCGTCGGTAAGTCCTACTCAAAGGTCTTTAGCTGCGCTTCGTGAGCGTGGTTACTTATGTCAGATCGTCGAGCACTGGAACCCTTGGGCCAGGATCAGGCAGGACTTATTTGGGATAGGTGACATCCTCTGTCTCAAAGACGAGGAGACGCTTTTAGTTCAGACGACCTCAAGAGGTAACGTCTCGGCCAGGGTGAAGAAGATTGCAGAATGCGAACACCTTCCGGCTATCTTGCGAGCAGGATGGAAGATCGAGGTGCATGGATGGGGTAAGTTAAAAGAAGGCTGGACTTGCAAGGTTGTGGAGATCTGATATAGTTGGTTTGTCTGTGTGGTAGCAGATTGAGCCGTTAGGAATGTGCCCTGTCCCTTTTCTCCTGAAGGGAACTACCACCAGGGTACATCCTTAACGGCTTTTTCTTTTTCTACCAGACCGTACTCCGAGCGTTATTAAGAACCTGCATGGGTTGCGCGGAAGTAAACACCGGCTGGCGATACACCCCGTTTCATGCCGATC